CTTATAATCTCCTGTAGGTTCATAAGAATCACCAAAAACATTTGTCATAAAATTAAATATATCTTCAACTTTATTTTTAATAACATCTGCTATTTCTTGTATACCTTTCACCATCTCTTGTATTTTTTCAATTATTTTAGGTAAAGATTCTGTTATTATTCCAGCTAATATTAAAAATCCAAATTGCATTATTTTATCAAAAATCTTAAGAGGAGTAGATGGGATAGATTTATTAATATTCCTTGCAGAAGATTTAAGAAATGAAGATTTCGCTTCTATTTTCTTTTCTCTTTCCTCTCTTTTTTTTAATTTAAGTTGTTTATTTTCTATATTCTTCTTTTTAATCTTTAATTTTGATATAGTTTTATTTGAAGATACAAGAACACTTCGAATATTTTCAGCATTTAATTTTAATTGTTGTACTTGATTTTCCATATCTTATACAAAAATACCATATATGGAAGGTGTTAATAATCTATATGGATCTCCATTATTTTTCGAAGAAATATTAGAAACTTGAGTTGCGACACCACCACCTCCTAAAGGAACATTAGCACCTGTAGTTACTCCTGGCAAATTTTGGAATGTTATTGTACCTTCACCTTTAGAAGATGGAGTCACTTTCTTTGAAACATTTTTATCATTTTTAGTTAGATTTAAATTTTGTGCTTGTTTATTAAAAAATTGTGGGAATTTATTAATAAGTTTTTGATTATATTTTTCTTTTATTTTATTATTTGCTTCTTCTTTTTCTTTTAATATTTTTTGATTTAATTTAAAACCTTCAATAGGATTAAATGGTCTCTGTGTATATTGTGCCTCTATTTCTTTATTACTTTTCTGTATCTCCAATTTACGTTCTGCCAAAAGAGAATCCTTAAATTGCATCATCTCCATATATTTTTTATAAGCTGCATCCATTTCAGCCAATTTTTCTTCACCCATATTTCTTCTTATATAATCTCTATGCCTCTCATCAATTAAATTGAGTGTATCCTGTGCATTTTTGTTCTCTTTTCCAAGAACTGCTTTACGTCCTGTTAGTGAATTTTTTCCAAACAAAGGAACTGTTATGGGATTACCATCAGGACCAAGAACTAATGCTCCTGTACCAAAATTTTTTACATCTATTCCTGCTGCTTTAGCTTGTTCACGTAATTGTTTATCAAATTCTGCATTAACATTACCACCTGCAAGTTCGTTAATAATCCATTTACCACCTTTGAATGCTAATACACCAAGTGCAACAGCAGCAAGAACTTTAAGTCCAAGAGGACTTGCAAATAATTTAACTGCACCAATTATTAATGGTACAGCAGCAGTAACAATATTAAAAACACCAGCAAGAGGTCCAATAATCTGAGCTACTGCTGCCACTCCCAAAGCACCTACTATCCATTTCCAATGATCTTTTATAAATCCAAACCACCCCTCTAACTTTTCTTTATTCTTATCATCCTTTAACCAATTAAATGCAAAATCAACTGCAATTCCACCAGTTATAGTTTTAATAAAATTAAATATTTTACCAAATATCCCCTGTATAGGAGCAACTACTTTCTTTGCAGATTCTCCCAGTTTACGTTCAGATTTTTTTCTATTCTTTTCTATATTTTCTTCTTCTTCTTTAAATTTTTGTTGTGATGATTCTTTTTCTAATTTTTTATTTTCTTCATTCTGTTCTACAATACGATTACCAAAATCAAGTGCTAATTGTTGTTGAATTTCTGCAAGAATATGATTCGTCTCCATCAAAGATGATGTAATCTTCTCAGCATTATCTGCTCTCTTCTCTAAACTTATAATATCATCAATCAATCCAACATTTGTTGTTAATTGATCAGTATTAAGTTTAAGTATAGAAGGTTTAAATTTTGCTGCATTAGAAAGTCCACCTCCTTTAATCTTTGCGGAGGATATATTACCTATATTAAAATTTAATCCTTTAATTGCCACTTTGTTGTGCTTTTAAATTTTCCTCTTCAATATACTGTTGTAATAGAGAAAGATAAACTTCTCGTTCCCACGGAATCATATTTTCGAGCTCTGTTAATGAGTATTTATGGTGTTGCATCAGAGCAAAATTAATCTTATAGTATGACTCAAGATTAGTATGAGCCATACCTAGCTGAAAAAACTTGCTAATCCCTCCAATACTACTTCAGACTCTACACTTGTTTTGGGGTTCTTTACCTTAACTGTATGTGAAAGTTTAGGCATTGTAGTAAAGAAACTTTCAATTTGTTTAAACTGTTTTGTGTTTAATTGATCCACAAATTCTGTAAGTTCTTTCTTAGTAGAATCAGTAGCACTCCAACTTTCTTCTTCATTGTATATCATATCAATACATGAAGTAATCATATCTAATGATTGAGAAACTTCACTTCTACTAGTATCAGTTGCATCAAAATTATTTTCAATAAATTCATTTAATGATGGATACTTCAATTTCATCGAAAGATTATCATCAAGTTTAATAATATCCTTATGTTTTTTATCTTTCTTAACTTTGATAGAATCAATAGCAATCTCCATCTGTACTGATGTTTCTCCATCATCAGGACAAATTACATTCACTTCCACTGTCTCACCAACAGATTTAGCACGAACATTCAGGAACAAATATTCAATATCAAAGGTAGAAAGTTTTTCAATTTTAATACCTCTTGTAAGAATACATTGATTTAATATTTGAACAATCGCACTGGTAATCTGACTAGTATCTTCAGATTCCATTGCCATGATTAATATTTTTTCTTCTCTTACTAAAAAGGGACGATATTTAATCTTTTTTGCAGTAGAAGGCAATACCAACTCAAATGTTGGGGTATTAATTTTTGGTAAAGGCATAATAAGCTAATAACAAGTCGTAATTTATATATATGAGTTTTTTTAAGATCCAGTTGTTTCTGAAGCACTAGTTGGTGTTCTACCATTGGAAAATGGATTATATCTTGTAGAAGGATTACTATTTAAACTTGCATTATATATTCTTATTTGTTCTGATGCAGATGGTTGACCATTTGGTCCCCATTCATTTGCTTCACTTGAACTAGCTAGTTTTATCTCAGAAGCATCTGTACCACGATTAAATAAACTCTGTGCGTATCTACTATACCTAGTATCAAGGAATGTACGTGGTACATCATCAAACTCACTTAGATTAGGAGAAGTAATATAACTTCCTCTAGGATTCACAATATAACGATCATAATTAAAAGTAACACTAACTTTTAATAAATCAGCATCTCCATATGATACTGGAATAGTAGTCATAGTCTTAGGAAAAGCATTAATAAATTGATAATCTATCTGAGATGTAATATCTTTCTCAAACTTGGATATAAACATTGTCTGAACTTTATAATCATCTGGATATCTATATCTCTTATAATAATTTTCACGCAACTCATTAACTTGATTATGAGATCCACTTGAAATAAAATCCATCCAACCTTCAAAAATTCTTAGGTTAGTATAATCAGTATCAATATAAAAAGTAAAATCAATATCAGTATATAAACGAGTATGTGCAAACTCTTGAGGTATACCCATAAAATTATCTTTCACTTCACCAGTCGCATATGATGTAGTTGGTAATACTGCCTCAGAACAGAGAAGACCACTCTTTCTTGATAGAAAATCACCTGGATTGTTTATTCCAAGATATCCACCCAAATATCGTAATATTTCAGGTTTTAATGCAGAAAAACTTACAAGATATTGATTGGATTGTGAGATCTTACCAACCAGATCTTGCACCTGATTCATCGTAATTTTTTGTACAAGCCTATTCGCCACTCTAAATACCTTATAAGATTCTTTATATTATTAGTTATTTAGATGGCTTATAAAGGTAAATATAGACCCTCAGTTCCCTCCAAGTATAGAGGTAATCCCACAAACATCATTTATAGATCTTTATGGGAACTAAAATTCATGAAATATTGTGATAGTAATTCAAATATTCTTGAATGGGGAAGTGAAGAAGTAATAGTTCCATATCGTTCACCTATTGATAATAGATATCATAGATACTTTCCAGATTTCTATATTAAAGTCAAAGAGAGCACAGGAAAAATTAAGAGAATGATAATTGAAATAAAACCTC